GTTTGTTTACATTAGACAACATATAAAAAGAAAATAAATACATGATAATAAAATAAGTGAAAATATTAAAATAGATTTAAAATAAGAGTTGTCTCACACGACTCACACAAATTATTGGAAAACGTGAGGAGTGTTACGATAGTAAAGCATTACGTATACATTTTTAGAAACAGTTGATTTATTTTACGAGTTTCTTCCAAACTCGGAACGCATTTTTAAGTAGATACAATGTAAAATTTGCATTGTGGCAGACCTCCTGCGCACTCTGGACATTCTCTGTGGAAGTACCACTGAGGAACATGACAACCCAAACACTCCAAGCAGCAAGCTTGCAAGCATTTAGCGCTATCATCGAAGACTGCCAGAACAATCTTCTTACACGCTGAGCACACATGGTGTGCTAGTTTTTTTCCCCCCGGTTGTTTTGATATATCGGATAAGTAGGAGGGGCACCAATCTACATATTCAGTCTTGCCGCTTGGCTTGCGGCGTATTTCTCGAACGTGGTGTATGTTTGCGTCAACAGCAGCATCCAATATGTTAACAACGCGTGTATCTTTGTCTACATACGAGAGTGTTGCAAAATGACCCCATACCTCGCTGAACAGTCGAGACCAATCTTTATATTCAACCCACACACCCTTCTCAAGGATGACGCGGCGTACATGATTGACCTGCTCAGTATATTGTATATGGCCATAATGAAGCATTTCGACTTGGAAGGAATTAAATGTGGCTCTCAAAGCTTCAGTCGCTTCCATATCAGAACGTCGCCAATTTAACATGTTGCAAAGGCTCACCCACTCTAGGGGAGCTAGAACCAAACCTTCATAATGTATAAATTTACGTTTTATGAATGTTACGTCTTTTTCGCTCATGACTATCGGCAATTCCGAACTTTTATCTGGCGAAGTATACTGCATTCCAACTGTCGCACCATACTGAGCTATTTTATGCATGTTAAACATGTTAGCGTAAGCTCTGGTGACGGTATAAATTGCGTCATCACCATAAAAGCCACATCGCACGTTTTCTTGAAAAATCTTGGCCCACAATCTCCAATCTTGCAGGTGCTCTTCTACGCATTTCAAGAAAACATACCTTGATAGTGCCATGTTGATAATTGAGTTTCCCACCGCAGTCATAATTATTCCAGATGGTAGGGAACCATAAACGCGATACAATTGATCACCATTATGTCTGAAGGAACTGAACATCATCTGCCCAATACGAACTCGCTCACGCGTACGCCCGTCATTGTACCATTTATCTGCCAGATAGATATAAGCCATGCAAAATTGGTAAGGCAGAGATTTGTCCCATCCGCTCCAGTCACCTGCTAGGAACCGCACGTCGTCGGGATCACCATAACGTATCAAACGTTCATAGAATATGCGCCATTCGTCTGAGTGTACATTCAAACCAACTTTAACTTCGCCATCGTTGTGATTTGCCATAATGTGTGCGTTAAAAATTCCGAAATATTCTCGACAAATAATATTAAAATGTACGGGACCAACATTAAAAATTCGTGTTCTTCCCGCATCGGCTTTCGCTGCTATCAGTAATTCATCTTTTTTAACGTCTGTAAAAACCGGCCAAGTGGTTGGCTCCTCAGTTGCGCACGTTATAGATGCTCGCAATTTCAAATATTCTTTTCGCAGTTCTTCTCGCATGTGGTACTTTCCATTAGTAAACTCAAATAAATCGAGCTTACCTTTCTTTTCTCGTTTCCGAGTAATGAATGGTTTCCCAGCTGATGTTTTCATTTCCATGGCACCTATCCAAGGATGCAAACCGCCGCCTTCGATGTCAACACCGTTTATTGCTTCTTCCAGCGTCAACAATCGTGGTGTGTTAGTTTTATCGGGATACATGTGTACATTGTCCAACATGTTATCCACGATAGATTCCATGATTTCCTCATCAACGCAATTCTCTGCTGGTGTCACTTCACATCTATGCAAGGGATCCACGCGTTCTCCATCTTCCCTCTTAAAAGTACGCAACTTCGCGGGCTTATGTGTAACAGGGTATGCCAACCCATGTATCTTTGATGGTACAAATTGACTCTTGCCCGAGCCTACAAGGTTGTCCTCGGAAGTGCCAATAGGATGGTAGCCCATGCCTGGCCAAATGGGTTTGGGGGCACTTAAAACATGTCCTTCCATATCATCGAATTCATCTTCTTCATCTATGATTGGTGCTGTACTGTAGAGACTTGGATGCACTTCTTGCATAACTTGTACAATATCTAGGGCTTCTCCACGTGTCAAAACTCGGCAAATGCCAATTCGTCCGTTGCCAGCTATATGATAGCCAACAATTTTACGAGCTCGCGTGGAATCAACTAAATAAATCAAGTTACCACAGTCTCCTTTTTCCGTAGGATAATCGTAAGCGCCACACGCGTCAGTTGATATCTCAAGCCCATCATAAGTATATTTCATATTCTTTTGGGCTCGATAGTTAGAACACAACTTTTCAGTTATTACACATCTGTTGCCTTCAATCACCAACTTGGGCATAAGTACAGCTGCACTTGCCACAGGATCTTCATCAACAAAATGGTGCACGATACTTCTAAATGGTGCCACTGAGCGGGGTAAACGGAAACAAGCTAAGTCAGCTTCGGGAGCAAAATATATGTCTTCATAGGTTAACTCGAGCTTGACGTTGCTTATGGGTATTGTATCAACGAGCAATTCAACTTTATCTCCTGCTTCAATATCTGAGAAAAAGTGGCCCACTGTACAAGCAATGTTTCCTGTCAATACGAATCCTTGAGTGCTGATTCCTCTATCTTCACGTCTAACCGTTATATAATTTCGACTTGTTGCATAAAAAGTTTCAACCATAGCTGCATCACTAGCAGAGTGTGTACTGAACTGGTCGCTGATTTCTTTTGGTACGAATTTTCCACCTTGCCCTTTAAATTGACGTGCTCTAGGTGATCGAACTACCCTCGTCTTAGCTCCCACGAAGGTCTTACTTTCTGGGGCGCTCTGAGCCTCAGGCAGCTCGCACGTAGTACATATGTGCGTTTGTGTAACGCATAATTCTAATCGGGCTGTGTGTCGCACTTGAGCACCGCATACTTCACATTCATGGCAATGAGTTGTCAATTTCTCACCTTCTTCTATTATATCGTTTCTCGCGTATGTGACATTACGCATAGCCAAAGAACCAACTTTTTGCGCCATCTTGCCAACAGCTTCGACACAATAAGATGTAACTGCCATTGCTGTACTACCAATAAAACTCACCACACTAGTCACAGCGTATTTTATCATCGTTAGGCATACTGAAAACAGTATAAACTTGCCAACGATTCCAAACGTCATGAAAGGTGCAGCAGTTTTTGCCAAAGATACAGCATCCTCGCAGAATCTCAATGTGCCTATACATATAGGATACGGTTCTACTTTTCCTCGCACCCTACAATAATAGCGATATGCTCGTTCTTTCCATGTTTCTCCTGGTAGAATGTGATGCGCTCCATCGGCTCGCATATTCTCAGCATAATTAGGTAAGCACGGTGCACTCGAAGTCGATGGTGGGGGTTCATAAAGATGTGTTCTCCACACGATTGGTTCCCCCGATGCACCGGGAGTAGTATATTCACGCGCCCATATACCGGGTTCTACTTCAACATAATCATCCCCCACTGGTACGTTATCAACCTGACCTTCCATTTGGCAAGCTGGTGGTGCTGTTGGTGTAATAGTAAGGTTGGATCGTATTGTGTCTATATCAGCCTTGCTAAGACGCCCGATTTTAGATACTGGGTTGTGCTTATGTTCCATGTACATTTGCGCTACTTCTTGGACCAAGTCGTAATAGCTCGTCTTGCCTGGTATAGGGACATAATTGCCCAGTTGCGACAGAGAACCTTCTGGTGGGAACTGAAATTTCTTGAGTTGGAACTGTTGATCAGCAAAACCTTGCCCTGGCGCATTCTGTGTATGCACTATTAAATCCATCCTCCGCATCAGTGCATTAGGGTCACGCATCTTATATATAAGATCGTCCGCACTTGGTGTAGAGTTCGAGGTCATAAGCACAAATTCAGGGGTAGCATATGTACAACTTTTCAGGTCACAATCTGCCATGTTTACGTGTTTGGCAGATCCATCAGTTAGTGATACTATACGTGCGACATCCATGTTGTCTGAATTAGCATCATTCACCACGAATACGTCATCCAGTACTAGTACTGGTTGTCCCATGAGTCCATCGTAGTACTCAGATTCTTTACTAATGACAAACTTGTGATAAGTGTCGTCATACTCTCGTCCGAGTACTTGAAAAACGTCACACATGAATTGATCCATCAACATGGTTTTACCTGTTCCAGCTTTGCCGACGATCCACACGGCCACAGGTTTCATCTCTGCTCCGGTCTCTTTAAAATGGTAAGCTCGTATTTGTCTGAACTTCGTTTCTATACGCGATAAAGAGCGGGTCACTGTGGCAGCGAGACGTCCATTAACAACTGAAGCTTCACGATACAATCTACGGCCCTGAGCAACCAGGTTGCATAAATCCTTCATGTCTTGTCTTGTTTCAATCTTGCGATATTGTGTAGTTTCATTCTCGTCTAGATCAAATGTATCTGCTGCTATGCAAAAACCAGTGACACGTTGCTCCAATGTTTTAATGTCAACCATGCCTGTTTGATCTAAGAACCAAGTTAAAGCTGCTGTTATAGCTTTCCAAATCATGGTGCCAATTTTAGCTGCTGTCCACGTCGTTTTATACAAAAGATCAATTCTTTTAGCCCGAGATTCGTTTAGTTTACTATTTGCACACAATCCAAATGCTGATAAAAAGTATTCCTTAAAGCATTGAGTGATTGTTTCTATTTCCCCTGAGTCATTAGCGCTTTGACCTTCCATCGCGGTTCTACCACACCCTTTTATGAGTGCGACGAGTGGGGCAAAAATGCCGGTCAGGTCAGGTTTAGTCGCCCACCAAGTGACAACACTGGCTATGTGTATAGCTAGAGGTACGCCTGTTAGGGAAGCTAAGGGGTTTATATGTGTAATCAATGTTGCTATAAAATGCAAAACGCCCAGTATTTGTGCTGCAGCAGAGGTGTCTGGATCACGTGCCACTACATTGGCAATACGTTCAAATTGTCGGTTAAAATCAAATATGGCTGATGTAGTTTCTCCAAAACGACGGGATGCTGTGTTCAAAGATTCACTCACAGCATATAAACCCAAAAGATCTACTTGCGCTTCGAATTCATTAGGAACGTCATATTTGTTACGTCTCTGTATGTCGTAATTACGTTGTGTCTTCTTGTCTGTAACTATAATTTCTTGTACACTATTAAGAAATTTGCGGGCAACGGGAGATAAATTTACTTTTCTACTCTGAGCTATAAACTTGTTAGGGCATTCTTTGTGAATGCTGACGAATCGCGTCATTTCACGCGGGACTCGCCCATGCATACGTACCCATCGTTCAAAGCTCTGTGCATTTTCAGCAAAACTCGACAAAGCATTGCGCGTCATATTCCATTCTGTTTGAGCTTCCATTAAAAAGTCAAATGTGCTACTAGCCCATCTAGCTGGTATTTTCGGCCGTACAACGGGTTGAATATTGTCTAGTTTAACACCATTGTAGTTGACGAAAGCGTCTTTCGCTATCGATGTGTAGTAAAAATTTTTCTTGAGTTCATTAAAACCTTTGGGACATTGTTTACCAATAAAAATATTCCACGGAATGACATCGCGAGGGTCCACACTTGTTTCAAATTTACTATAAAATTGTTGGTTATCTTTCAAGGTGTGTTCCAACACTGTGGGTACGTTAGAATCTCCCACGTCGAAATCACGCAACAGGTGTTTTCTACAAAGCGTCACCATCTTGCTCCATTGTGAACTAAGTGTCTTTTTAAGAACTGCAGCAGCGCAGCGATCACCCATAGCACGGGCAGTAAAATTTACGTACGACTTCGCACGTTCAGATCCGACATACTGTTCTAAATCTAAGGCAGTCAAGAAAACCGAATAACACATAGCTAAACACGTTGAACATTTGAAAGGATCTTCACAGTAATGTTCATCCATCTCCAACATCACTTCTTCAACGCAGTCTTTGATGTCCTTTGTTACACTTTCTCCGGGGAAGGGGGTTGGGGTTGAGGTTGAGCAATTTAACGTTTTATCTGATTTTGACATTACAAGTTTGTTTGGTTGGTGATATTGATACGCCCAATACCAGACGGATGAAACGTCCCACACGATAGTGTTAGCCTCATCAACAGTAATCAAAGCCGGTAGTCATCAGTAATTCCAGGCGGTCGATATAATCCAAAGGAAGAGTCACTCTATCCAAGTCGCTCTAGTTCTATGATCCTCCACCTTCACATAGTACGAGAACACGGCCCATGTCACCTAAATGCGCTACGAGAGGGCAAGCCTGTAGTAATCACCTCTGTCAATGGCGCTTACACTTGGAAGTTAGTTAGGTGAACCCGTAAGAACGCAAAAATAATTTCGAATCATAGAACACCTTGGGTAAGAGGCACCAAGCATCAAAGGATATATATCTGTTAGGACGGAAGTGTTATGTAATACATTTAGGGAGTTATATATGGAATATGATATGCGCACTACTGGGATTTGGGGGCGCATACCACGGGATTGGACAGGGGGAAGGGACCTGTAACAAACACATCTCAGACTGGATCATCAGTGAAGTAAGGAAAAGGTAACCTGAACATATCTGCAGAGACTATCAAAGTAGGAGCACCCAACCAATACATGAACTGGAAATCGTCGGCAGCGGATTCTACCAACGTTACGTGAGTCATGTTATCTACTGTAACAGCACATATAGCTGCTGCATAAGCAGCATATGTACATTCATATTGGTCATTAGGTATTCCCAACGTGTTAGTGTAGTATGGAAGAACTACACCAGCAGTGTTAGAGCCCGTATTGTAATGGTAAGCTCCTTTATTCCAGGGCACAAAATTGGAAGCATTCCCTGAAATAGATGTTGACTCAGCTAAAGAAAGAGGAGCTACTTTCAATGACGTAATTACTGGCATGTACACCATAGCTCTATTAACATCAGGTTCTAATCGGCGAACTATGTACGAACCTCTCCACATTCTGTAAGCATTACGAAAGTAACGCATGTATGAGAGATTATTAAGGAGCGGTGGTTTATTTCCTTTAGTTACATAGTGTGGGGATATGAAAAAAGCATTCCCCGCAGCAGCGGTAGTAGCATGGGTAATCATACCAGGACGGGCAATCATATCTTCTACTTTAGTTAATTCCTCCCCAAAGCATATACCATCAACATACTTTGCTTTATATGGTACAAGTCCCTCAGGTTTAGAATCATCGACTTGGCCATGAAATGGGGCACTGACATCAGTAACCGTGTCCACTGGAAAGGGAATAAAGCGTGAAGAGATGAGACGAGTGTCTGGAGCACCAAATTGCATATCAATACCACAAACATAGATATTGTAGTGTATAGGCTGTATAGTACTGTTAGATGACGTAAGGGGAGTAATCATTGACAATGAAATGTTTCCAACTCGTGGAATAGACTGTTCTTGAATAGAAAATACGGGTAAATATGGCCAATCTGAAAGAAAAGGTACATCGAATTCATGAATAGCCGAACCCTTAATGTCTATAACACGATTAATCATGCTAGATAAACGCGAATTTGCGCCCGTAGATGTCAAGTGATCATTGGGGTTCCAAGTTATTCGCAATCTACCTGAGTGGAAATCACTGGCACAAATATGAATCTTGTAACGTAAAGTTCCGCGCCAATACGAGAAAGCTGATGCTACGAAAGATAGCGGTGTATGAATTAAAGCTACGCTTTCACGTCCCCCAGGAGTACCTATATTGTAACGGGAAATCGAAATAGCAAGTGGTGAAACTGGAAAAGTTAAAAAGTTATTACCGGTATTTGCATCTATAGTCTCATTGCGAAACATAAGACCATATTGCGAACACATATTGTCAAAACTTGTGTATTTCCTGTGAGAACACATTTTAAAACGCGCCAAAGAATTATCTGGGTTGGCACCCAAGTTGGTAACAGCATTAACACCCGACGTATTGTTGTAAGGTTCCATACGATCCATGCGCGATATAGGTATAGTCACGTCATTAGGTTTGCCAAAAAAAGAGGCTACCACCGATGAGATAGCCGCAGTAGAAGATACAAATGAGGCAAATTTCTCACCAACTGCTGCTATTTTACCAGATAGTGTGTGTGATTCTGCTTTCGCAGCACCCTCTTTTGCGGCTGGTGTCATAACTTGCCCAACAAATTCATCCTGAGGTAGATTATGATATCTTTCCCATAATCTTTCAATTACATCGAAACCTGATGTATCGTATTGAGCTGCTGATTTGACAAAGGGATCATCCGTAACAACTGAAATACCATTGAGGATTACGTTAGTCATACGCGCAAATACTGTAATAGATATAGGAGCGACGGGTAAAGTAACAGTAGACAAAGGTATAAGCACTTGCGCTGTTATGGCATCAAAACCTGTAGCGCTACGCTCGCGCAATCCCTCAGGAGATGTACCGTCTCTATATGCCTCTAAGTCTATAAAATTTTTCATGGCAAAATACGGTATTTTTAGAGTTACTGTATTAGATTTCGATGGTTCTATGATGATATGCTGTTTTTGGAGAATGGACCAAGGATTACAATGTGGATTAAATGGAAATAGGTCGATACCATTCTTTCGTTGCAAGCCATCTCGCATGGGTAGTGTTGCACACACTAATTGCCCATAATGGAAAGGTGTTCCATTAATACGAAAAGTGACTTCTACATCACAAGCTAAGTATTTCCAAAATCGTATTCTAGACCAGATAATATCTATTGAAAATAGTTCGTCTAAAATATTAAGATTGAAAACTGTACCTGAAGTAGAGCTAAGCCATTTGAGTTCATGTACGACTTGAGGAATTCCTAGAAATTCTTTAAGAGATAATTCAGGATAAACAGATGTGTCAGATACATTAGATACGTTCAATCCAATACATGTATTTGAAACTGTAGCTGATGGGGCCTGATCAAGAAATGTAACGTTGGGTTGTGTGGTTACTGATGCAGATGCATCTGTAGCTTCAGTGGCACGGTAAACACCATCTTCATTACCGTTAGTTGATTGTTGAGTATGATTTAAAGAGGTAGCGGTATCAATTTTAATCTAGTTGGCAATACCACACGAACCAGATATACCCCCAAGCCTATATTTTAAGAGGCGCTCGCTTTATGCTAAATTCTAAATAGAATCTCCTCTCTTCCATATACTATCCTTATGTTGTAAGAAGGGGGTTTACTTTATAACAATGGGAACTAGTATACAGGGTGAAACAACATCCAATTAAGTTGTAGATGGATCTTGGGAATTTTAGAGATCTTAAAGGACGATCTCAATCCAGCGGTATTTTGTAGGACAACCGCTGTCCTTGAAGCGATATATTAAGGCCAATCGCGGACCTAGTGGTTTATTAAGGCCTACCACAAGCCTGGTAAAAATATCCGGATTCCCAACC